TAAAAGAAATGCCTAAAATTGAAGAGAAAGTAATCTATAATCATCCAATTGAAGTGCATGAAAAAAATCTAAATTGGGCAAGCTTTACCGAACAAATAAATATGACATCTGGCTTTAATAACTATATTTCTCGTGAGCAAATGAAAAATCTTTATCGCACGGAGAAGATTTTACAAGTTATTATTAACCCGATCGCTAAACAGTTTTTGACATGTAAATTTATGATTGCAGATAATGAACAAAATGATAGCACATTGGAATTTTTAAGAACTTCTTTATCAAGCCAAACGGTCCATATGGAAAATATTATTGATCTTTACATACATGGCAATGCATATTTAGCCTATATGCCAACTACAAGAGTGTTTCAAAGGATTGATCCTTGTTTTGTGCGAGCTAAAAAAGATAATTACTATCTAATTTCTAATGGCAAAGATGACGCTACTATTAATATTGATGATATGATTCATTTTAAAATGCCGTCGATTTTTTCATCTGATTTTGGTGATAGCGTTGTTGAAGTAGCATTGCTAAATTTGATGTGCGATAGATATAGCTATGAATTTTTGAACACTTTTTTTATTCGTGGCGGAAATTCTACAGGGATAATTGAAACAGATACTAATGACCTAAATGCATTAAATCGCTTAATTTCCTCACTTAGAAGTTCATTCTCAGGGCGTAAGAATGCATTTTCTGATAAAGTATTGCCAAAAGGTGCTAAATGGTCATCTAGCTCTCAAAAACTTTCAGAAATGCAGATATTAGAAATCATAAAAGCAAATAAAAGAGATTTAGCCTCACTTCTTGGCGTGCCTCCTATCTTTTTTGGTGATACGGATAGCGTTAATTATGCAAATTCTGAAATTCAAATGCAAATATTTTATGAGCAAACTATTTTACCAATTCAAGCTTTATATTGTAGTGCTTTAGAAAATAATCAACGGATTAAAACGCTATTAGGCAATAATAAAATCATAATAGATAATTCAAATATAAAATATCTATCACAACAAGATAAAATAATTTCACAAATACCTTATTTAAGCTCTGTATTGACTCAAAATGAGATTAGAAAATTATTAGGCTATGAAGCGATTGCAGTAATAGAACCTATAAACGTTGAGCCAGTAAGCGAAGCTTTAAGCATGCCTCCTAGCGAGAGTTTAAAAAAAAAAGACTTAACCTTATTTGAAAATTCAGAAATTGAAAAGCTTCTAGATTTAGAGCTAGATGCGTGGACGGCTAAAATAGCAAATAATCCCACATGGTCAATGGATAATTTCAACGAATGGATTTTAACCGCTCGCAAAGAAAAATTTTTAACCTCCCTTAACTCGCTTTTGTTAATAAAATCGGTAAAGTATTATAAAAGCATTATGAGCAACATAATAAGAAATATACCAAAGAAGTCATTGCCGACTGATTTTACCACATCGCTTGTTAGGCGTGCTAATGATTTTTTGCTTGGCAAAATTAAAAATGATGCTAGCAATAATTTTGACGGCTATTCAGCAACTTACACACAAAGAGCCTTTCAATTTTTAATCACCGAAACACAACAAAATCCTACACAATCACAAGCCGATTTGTCTACAAAAGTAAGATTAGTATTTGGAGAAAGTTATAAATCTCAAGCAAATACCATAGTAAGAACTGAAATAGGACACGCTTTATCTCTAGCAAGCGAAAAAGCAACCTCAGATGTCCAAACGTATGCTAAAAAAGCTAAAAAAACATGGAATTCATTACTGGACTCTTTTACACGAGACGCACACGCTGCAATGAATGGCGAGGTTATATTTTGGGATGAGAACGATAAAGAATCATTGAATAATAAACGTTTCTCTAATGGGCTTCGGTATCCTCGAGATAGTGCTTATGGAAGTGCGGACGATGTGATTAACTGCAGGTGCGTTTTAGATATAGAAATCTTATCGATTAAATGAAACTTTAAGGCGTAATATATAGTTATCATAAAAAATGAGCCTCAAAATACAACATGGAGGTTCAATTATGAATAGAAATTTTATTACTTCAAACATTGAGATCGAAAAAAAAGAAATAGATTTAACGCAAATAGATATAAACCAGGTGAGTACTGAAAATTTTTCACTTAACAAAGTATTTATTATTAAAGGGACTGCAAATTCAGGACAAAAAGACAGGGCATCCGATATTATGCCTAAAAGTTGTTGGGATTTGGCTAACTTTCAGAAAAACCCTATTTTATTACACAATCACGATTATGCGAGTCCATTAGGGCGAATAACTGAGTTATTCGCAACCGAAAGCGGACTTAAATTCACCGCTGAGATCGGTCATGTGGATACAGAAATGACGGAACTACAAAATAACGTAGTGAAACTCATAAAACAAGGCATACTAAAAACGCTTTCTGTTGGTTTTATTGGGCATGATTATGATTATGACAAACAAAATCAAACATATATTTATAAAAATGCAGAATTATTGGAGATTAGTGTTGTGTCTGTGCCAATGGATGCAAATGCGACGCTAGATAGTTTTTATCAAAAAAGCCATCAAAAAAGCCATCAAAAAGGAGTTAAAATGCTAGACGATATCAAGGCTATAGTTGAGAAAATTAAAGAGGAAATAACTAATTTAAGTACTATTATTAGTGAAAATGAGCAATTAAAAGCTGATTTATCCGTAAAAAGTAAATATATTAGTGAATTAGAAAACATAATTGTCGAGACACAAAATTTATTGTAAGGAGTTTATTGATGTTTAATGTCGAAAACGCAAAGAAAAAAGTGGCTGAAAAACAAGCAGAGTTGAAATCAAAAGAGGATAATATATCTAAAATATTATCGTCTGCTCAAGCTCCTGCTGTAGGGCATTCAAAAGCATTTCTAGTTCAAGAAGAGTTAGAAAATGTCGGCATAAAAGATGTTGCAAGCGTGCTAATGAGTCAACACGAAGAAAAACAAACACGATGCTTAAAGAGCATGGCGATTGACGTGGAAGCTCGCAACGAGTTAATCAAAATTAAAAAATTGATTTCTAATATTCAATTAGAAGCACAAATTAAAAGCAATAAATATGGTAGAAATGTTCATACATCTGAAACACAACAATATAAATATTTCATGAACTCCATAGCTAAAGCTTATAATTCCACTGATTGGTCAAGCTGGATCCAAACAACATTTACTAGCTTCACTTTTGATGAGCTTGAAATTCCTCTAGGCTTAGCATCGTATTTTAATACACAAAGAATGACAAACGTTAGCCAAAATATGCCAATGTTTCAAGGTGTGCTAGAAGGCAAACTTGAGACTGAAACGGCAACATTTACGGCTCAAAGCACAAGTGGCACTTATGTAAATATGACGGCGAAAAATAACGTTGTGCATACAAAATTATACGAAGATTTTTTAGCTGACAATATTGATCCTTCACTATTTGAAAAAGTTCGCATAGAATGTGGGCTTGGAATAGCAAGAAGCCTTGAAAACGCTATATTAAACGGCGATGATACTGCTACACATATGGATAGCAATGTTACAGATGCTAAAGATTTTAGAAAAGCATTCAAGGGCTTAAGAAAAATAGCACTTGCAAACTCTGCTAATGGTTCAATTGTTAACGCTGGTGGCGATAAATTAGCATTAGCTGACCTTCAAGCTCTTATGAGCCTTGTTGACAAATCCAGCCCTGAAAACTTGATGTGGATTATGAGTTCTAAAACATGGAACTCCGTAATTACAGGTCAAATACCTGAAGTGTTAACCGTTCAAAATGTTGGAGCTAATGCCACATTGCTAACGGGTCAAATGTTCCCATTATTTGGCGTTCAAGGTTATAGAGCTGGAAAAATGCCAGTAAATCTAAATGCAAATGCTGTTTATGATGGTGTTACTGCAACTTTATCAGCGATGTTATTAGTTGACAAAAGCCGTTTCGTAATTGGCGAACGTTCTCCTATACGTCTTTGGGTAGCTCCAAGCGATCCATCACAAGACAGCATGTTAATGACTGCAAAAGCTCGCCATTGTTTTGGTGGAGTTACGCAATCAGCGACTGAAATATCTGCGGTAATTCTCAGAAATTTGGGAGTTTAAGTTAAATGAAATTAAAATATATTGGAAAATATGAACTAATAATGACAGAATTTAAAGGCGGTAAATTGGTGAAGCCTCAAGAGACAATTGAGCTAACTAATGAAGAATATACAAGTATAATCAACATTCACGGTACTTATTTGCATCCGATTGAAGAAAAGGTAAAATAAGATGTCACTATTAGCAGATAACATATTAGAATCTTCCGATTTATCAATGTGGTTTTCGAGTGGTTACACTGCTAATTCTGCTAAGATTGATTTTTGTTGTAATGCAAGTCATGACGCTATTCAAAAATATTGCAGTAGGGTGTTTTTATCCTCTACTTACACACAAGAGATAATCAGTTCAGGGACGGATCAATTATTTCTTGCACAATTCCCTTTGATATCAATTAGTTCTCTAAAAGTTGACACTAGCGAGCTTGATACTGCTCTTTATTCTTATGACTCTAGCCTTTTTTCTGATGGAATTATTCAATTATTCACAATGTTACGACCTGAAATTAAAATAAATATAACCTATCTTGCTGGATACGCTCGCAATTCACTACCATATGATTTGAAATTCGCTTGTCTTTTGCAGACTAGTTATTATTTTAATACTTATGGCGGTGAAAATAATTTTTTAGGTTTTTCAGAAATAAGCAAAATGAACGAGACGCTTAAAAAAGATAATAGTCTATTTGTGGGCGGTCTACTCGGTGAAGTCGTAGGAATAATAGAAAAATATAAAAGGCTAGAAGCTGGAACTATTGCATGCTATCGGGGTGTATTATGATTGAGTTTACTGCAGACTTTGCCCGATTTAATTCAGACGCTGAAAAAATTGATTTCCAATGGAAATTAACTTATGCTCATATGCTAAAAAATAAGATAGTCAAAAATATTGATAAGAATTTTGGCGGTAGAGTTGTAGGTCAGCAAGGGACTGCTGGCATTCGTTCGGGGCGTTCGGGGGCGTTGCGTAATTCTGTAGTGGTCAGTATAGAGAATAATGAACCAATAATAACAGTTGGTGGGCAAAATGTACCTTATGCTAGTATACACGAATTTGGTGGAATTATAACCCCAAAGAATCGCAAATGGTTAACTATTCCAGTGGCGGATGATGTGCGAGGTCGGCGAGCTAAAGAATTTAAGTTACATTTTATTCAATTTAGCAATGCAAGAGCTGGATTATTCGCTGAAGATAAAAGACTAAAATATCTACTAGTGAAGCGTGTTACTATTCCAGCAAGACCATATATTCAGCCAGCGATTGATGAATTAGAAGCAGGTGCATCATGATTTTGCAAGCTTTAAAAGAAAGATTTCAAAATATAACAACGACAAACGGCTATCCTGTAACAATACAAAATGTTACATTTGAACCAAAGATGTCCATGAATTATAACAATAATTTATTACCACTGATTGAAATAATCAATGGTGATGAAGCTTATAAGATTACGACTGGCGGTACTGTAGAGGTCGACAGTGAATTTATTTTCAGGATTATTGCTAAAAAAGCGACAACTGATGATGAAATGACAGTGATAAAAGGGTGTATTATGCGTTGTTTATACGCTAATGCTTATACAGGGCGAGCAAATGGAGCGATTTCATTGCCGCACAATGGACATAATTTAATCCTTAATTCAATACCTTTACAGACAATTACGGATTTAAATATGCTAGATGCGAACAGGATTTGGAATTTAATATATAATATAAAATATATTAAAAACATAATGAATATGTAAGGAGATTATGATGTCAAAATACAGATCGAACCTAGATTGGAAGACTCAATATAATTCTAACAAACAAGGATACGCGAATCCGTTAGAATTATATCCATTTCTACGCAAAGAAACCGTAGCTGGTACGGTTAATGTGCCACAATGTGGGACTCAAGGCGTGTCAACTTCAGGAGCTACTCCAAGCGTTGATTTGTCCGCTGAAACAGAGGACAAATTTAACATCAATGTAGATGGAACGGGTGTATTAGAAATAACAATATCAAATGCCTCTCTAACTACTGGCGATTTAATCGCTGTAGAACTTGAAACCAAAATAAACACAGCTCTAGCAACTGCTAATTATGATGTGCGTGTATGGTGTGATTATTCATCAGCTGTATATCATGTGTATAGCCAAACAACTGGAACATTATCCTCAGTGGTAATTACTCCTGCAACATCCGACGACGTTGCAAGCTTGTTAAAATTAGGCGTGGGAAATGCTGGAATTGAAACAGTAGGAACCGACTCCGATGACTGGATATACATCACAAAAGCAGGCGTAAACTTCTCGCAAGAATATGCTGAAACTGCTCACCGTTCAGGTCGTCAAGCATCTTCAATATACAAGAAAAAGAAGATGGCTGAAGGCAGTATGGAAATGTATGTATTGCTAGGCGAATCAGGCGGAGATATCTATATGCCAAGCGGATTAAAAACAATTCTGCTATCTGCATTTGGAAATCAAAGCGTTGACGAAAATAACACAGCTGTATACGATATGAAACAACCACATAGCACGACTTTCACACTATTGACAGCTAATAATGTGTTTGGACAAGTAACAAATGGTTGTTATATTAAAACTTTTTCTCTTGAATGTGCAGGAGATGACGCCGCTAAAATATCAATGGATATTAAGGCGAGAGACTCAAAAGTATCAATTCCAGCCAAAATTTTAACATCCTCAACAGGTGCATCTATTGCGGTGGTTGTAGGACAAGAACAAAATTTTGAAGTTGGTTCAAGCGTAATGATTGTTGATACTGATGGGCGTACGGTAGTAGCTGGAGCAACTGGAAGTTTGGCGGTAACTGGAATCAACACAACGACACATCTAGTAGCCTTAAACGCTTCAGTAGTAGCAACAGCAACAGGTTATTTAGTTCCTTATTACCCGATATTTGGCTATAATATTCCTGCTGATAACGCTCAAATTTCAACAGATTTAAGTGGTAGTGTTTCGTTTGATAATGGGGCTACTGTTGTTGATACTGTTACATCTTTTTCAGTTAAAATTGACCCTCAATTAACAGATTTAGATAATTATTATGGTGAAGATGGAAATAGGGGATTTGTTGACGGCTCGAAAACGGCTATCACGGTGAGCGTTGTGCTACACTTGACAGCGGAACAAGGAAATCTAATTTTAAAAGCTAAACGCTTTTTTGAATTTGATATGAAGATGATTGTAGGCTTTCTAGATAACCAAAAGATGGTAATTGAATGCCCACGAGTTGTTTTTAAAGTTCCTTCTGTAGAAATACCTGAGAATGGTGCGGTTGAAGTTACTCTTGAAGGTTCGGCACTACAAACAAGAGCTGGGGCATTAGATGCGATTAAGTGTACTTATATTAACGCTTAATTAAGGGGATTATTGTGGACCATTGGTCGAGAACTGAAAATTTAATTGAAAATATTAGTAATAGTTTTACATCTCGACCGATACGCTGTAACGCCTATGCAAAATTTTTTGTAAATTACAGCTGGTCAAATTTAACTTCAGATAGTTATTTTGTGGTGGAACTTTGCACGTCAACTAATAACGAATTAGGAGAATGGGTAGAAGTCAAAAGGGCTTATTTGCATGGTATTACAGGAGTTAATTTTTGTGACGGTCTGATATGTGGTACTTGGATAAGGTTAAAAGTTAATCAGCTTAATTGTGTCTTAACGGCTCAATTAGTGTTGAAGAATTGAGTAATTAAATGACAACTTATACAGAATTACAAGAAGAACACAGAGAAATTAAACCCGAAATAAGTGGAACCGTATTATTAGGATATGAGCAAGCTAGTGATAAAATTCAGGTCTTAAATGTGGACTTTGAGGGCAAATTATTAGTTAATGCAGGTACTGCATCCGTATATGAAACACAAAGATATTACGCAAATAAAGATATTGTTAGTAATAACTATGACTTAGTATTCACTAAAGTGGCTGAAAATAATAAAAAGTATCGCATTGAAAAGGTTTTGTTTTGTGGCAACGGAAATGGCATATTGCGTTTGTTTTTTGACAACCTGCCTATTATTTCATTACACAATTCTTATTTTTCCCCCTCTGTTAGTTTTGATTCTGATATACTACTAGAGGCGGGACAAACATTAACCGCAAAAATCTTAAACAGCTCGATAGTAGGCGACACAAATTACTATGAATTGTTTATATTTTACAAGGAGTTACCCGCATGAAATTCGAAGATATCGATTATGAGAAAGAAATAAAGTTGTCCTTAGCTCGTAAAGATTGTTTTGCTTTACAGGCATCTTATTCTGAGATGCAAAAAAATGTATTAGAAGCAAAGAGGACGTTAGTAGAGCGACAAAAAAAACTTGAAGAAATTCAAGTGAGAGTAAGAGAAGCTGAACAAATATTACAAAATTTGCAGTAATCATTGAAATAATTGTTATTTTAGTGATTTTTTTTAGTTTTTAAGGAGGTTATTATGGCTGATTATAACGGAAGTGTTGGCGTCAAATCGATTAGAGACGATGAATTAAAAATCATTATCGTTGACGGCGCTAGTGGCGATACAGCTACTCAAAAATTAGCAATTGATGCTAATGGAGCTGCTAATGTTCACGCTACAGATTTTGATATTCGTGATATTGATGCATCTCAAGATAATATTGCGATTTCTGACGGCACAAATGCACTAGCTATAAATGCTGATGGTAGTATCAATGCATCGATTACAGAGTTTGGAACTCGATATGTAAGCTACAAAAAAGGTACTGCAGTAGCAAAAGATGCTACTGATGTACTAGATTATGTGATTACAGATACAAAATTATTCAGTGGTTTAGGCATTCTTGTTGGTGCTAGAAGTGCGGTAAAAGTTGAAATAGCTTATGCGGTTGATGGTACTACATTTGTTAACAAATATGTATATTTTCAACAACCTTCGATGAATTTCCATCAAAGAATTGAAGGCTTATCAATATTATCTACAGGATTGCAAGCAATAAAAGTAACTGTTACAAACTTAGACGATGAGGCTTCTGATATCTACACATCAATTGAATTTATTGAAAAATAAGGATAATTTATGACAGCAACAGCAGAGGAATTGAAATATAGCACAACTACTAAGATTACTGGAAATTCAGAACTCTCTGCTGTAGATGTCGAGGCAGGAGCTGGCAAAAATAGGATGTTTGTTGAGTCGCTATTTTACTTTAACACTTCCTTGCAAACAACGTCAAAAACGCTCACAACTTCGGCTACTAAACTCAGTGTTGGAGCTAGCAATTTAAGCAACCGTAGAGCTATTGTTATTCAAAATATTAGCAATAATACTATCTATATTGGAAATTCTAGCGTCACAACAGCCAATGGAATAGCACTGTCCTCCAAAAATACACAACTATATCTGGCAGGCTCTAGCGTTGATGTCTATGCAGTTGCTGGCTCTAGTTCTGATATTAGAATTATGGAGGTATCTTGAATTTATTTGAGGAGTTCTCGGCCCCATGGTTCGCTCAAGTCTCGCCAGGCGTCTCGCCAGGTTTTGTATTTTCCAAAGATGGAAATGTTACCGTTGGAACATATCTAAGAACGGGGGACGTGCAAACAAATAATACAGGACAACCTATTTTTGGAGCCAATCATTTAATTAGAATGCGAGTATCTGCAGGGGGGAATGCCGTTTCTAATACAGTCATTCAATTGCGAGCTCGTACAGCAGTATCAACGTTTTCCGATATTGCAGGTGCTTCTATTACTCTCACCGCTGGAAATTATACAGCAACAACAGAATTAGATGTCATTCTACCTAATAATGTTGAATTATGTGCATATAATAAAAGTGGTGGCTCTTTGTCAAATGTTGTTCTTGTCTTATTTTTGATGCCTTACTCTTGATTTTCTATTTTGTATTATTTATAATAAAGCTATACTCTGAGGAATAAAAAGATGAACGTGACACTAGAGAATTTATTAATTGGCATAGCTATGATAATTTTTTCATTATTAAGCTATTTTATAAGTAAAACATTCAAAGATTTAACAACAAAACTCGATGATAATAGCGGTATAATAAACGAGCTAAAATTACAGTTAGCAATCTTCACCGAAAAGTTTGGCAATTCTAGCTTCTTATTTTCTGAGTTCAGTAAGAGATTAGAAAAATTAGAGCTAGAGTTTAGAGAATGCAAAAATAAAGGATGTGCAAAATGAGAGTACTAAGTATTGATGGCGGAGGCGTTAAAATTGCGAGAGCGTCTAAATATATTGTCGAAAATAAAGCGTTATTATCATCTTTTGACTGTTTTGCTGGTAGCTCGGCTGGGTCAATTATCGCTGGGGCGTATGCGTATGGCATTAGTGCTGAACAAACACATGACTATTTTTTACATTTTATTCCAAGCATTTTTAAGCAGAGTATTTTTGAAAAAATGCAAGATATCAATATATATCAACCAAAATACGATATAGAAAAATTAAAAAAAGTAATTTATGCTATTTTTGGAGCTGTAAAATTAAAAGATTTAAAAAAGAAAATTATAATTCCTACTTTCGATTTGAAGAGGAAAAAGCCTAAAATTTTTAGCAACATGACAACAAAAGATAGTGACGAAAAGCTTGCGGATGTTATTATTTCATCTTGTTCCGCTCCTACTTATTTCGCTGCTCATAATCACTTGATCGATGGTGGGATGTGTGCAATTAATCCATCATTAGTAGCGTGGAATGATGTTATTTACAACGGCGGTACTGTTGAATATATGCTAAGTTTATCAGGCTGTAATAATAAAAACAGTCAAACATTAGAACTTGATAATGCAGGATTAGCACAATACGCACCGAAAATAATTGATTTACTTTTAGATGGCTCTAATGATTTACATCACTATTTCATGCAAAATACCCTAAAAGATAAATATAAAAGAGTTAACTTTTTTATAGAGCATGATATTAAAATGGATGATTATAGCAGAATAGACGATATATTACACGCTAAAGAAGTTATTTTATAGGAGTCTCTAGAGTGAATAAGGAAATCCAGTGTCCAAAATGCAGAGAATTAAGTTTAGTACCTTCAGCGCTAACTAATCCTTACGCGTATAGATATTATATATTAAAGTGTTGTCATTGCGGAGAATTCACAGAGATTGATAACCTAGAATTAAGCAAAGAAGAGGAAATTTATGGAATGTACTAAAGAATTTAATGAGTTTATTAGCATCTTAAAAATAGCAGATTTAAAAGAGTTAAATAATGTTAAAGTTGTTATGCTTGCACAAGCACTTTTGGAAACAGGGAGAGGAAAAACAGATTTATTTCTAAAATACAAAAATGCTTTTGGCATGAAATATAGAGACTTTCTAAGCAAGCTTGCAACGCCTATAGAATATAAAACAAATTCAGAACCGACAAGCTCAGCCTTGTTTTGTAATTTTGATGAGTACTTGCCCTGTTTACAAGCGTATTGCTTTAAGATTCAAAATCAGTCAGTTTATGAAGAAGCTAAAGCCCAATTAGAAAATGTTAAAAATTATATGCGTGCTATTTCTCTTCATTGGGCTGTTGATGCTGAATATGAAAATAAGCTATTATCTTTGTTACCAGAAGCCGAAGAGTTGTTAAAAAAAGATATGACGCTAGAGGCGAGAATAAAAGAGTGTGAAGCTAAAATAAATTCTCTTTTAATTGAGTATCAAGGCCACTTAGACAAGTGCCACAAGGTAATCATACCAAAACATAAAATAATGCTAAATTCAGGCCATTCTGGCACAACTGGAGCGAGCGGAAAAATAAGCAGTATAAAAGAACATATTGAAAATATGGTGACAGTAGCAGAGATAAAAAGACAGCTAGAGTTAGAAGAGAATAGAAACTTTTTTGATGTTCATGTTGTAAATCAAGATGACAATAATCTAGGCTTAGAGTCCGTTGGGGAGACAACTTTTGCTTATGACTTAGCAATTGCATGTCATTATAACGCAAGCGATAATAATGAACATGGCACAGAAGTGCTAGTCAGCCCCGAGTCAGGAAACAAGACTTATTCTTTTGCTACATTATTATGCGAAGAGATATGCCTAAAATTAAATAATAAAAACAGAGGCGTTAAAAGAAAATCTTTATCTGTTTTTACCGGCTGGAATAAGAAAGATAATAACAAATGTGTTTTTGTGTTGTCTGAAGGTCACTTTATCGATGATGAAACTGATTTCGCAGAATGCAGAAAGAAAAGCATGATAAATGCGGATGCTCATGTAATTGCAATAAAAAAATGGTTTAAAATATGAAAAAACGTAAACTAATTATCTCTTTATTTTTCTTCTTAGGCTTATCTTTTCTATTTTCAGTTGCAATGAGTTCTATAAGAGCTAGACAACAAGAAGCTAGCATTACTAGACGCTAGCATTACTAGCTTCTTTGTCCACATGTATTTCATCATTTTTTTCCTTCTATTTTTTGTATTGTTGTTATATACTTTGTATATCCTTCTTTTCTGCAAGCGCTTAAAAAGTTTAAAAATCGATCAAAACTACCGTATTCTGATTTTCTTAAGAAATATTTTGTTCCTTCAATAGAAACGCTAAAAAACTCTTCCATAAGGTCGTTATTGTACTCGATTCTGTCTATTTCTAGAGCATTAATCTGTACACTCGTGTATTGTGCTTCTTCGCCGTCGTGTTGAGGCTCGCATATTTCTAAACTATTTATTATCTCTTTTTTTAACAGCTCGTTTTCTAATCTTTTTAGAAACTGACAATCTGAATAATAGAGAAAACATATCAAACTTAAAGCTACATTTACATAATCTACTCTTGTAATAGCTTCAACAGCTACTGCAAGATGATTACCTAGCATATTAAAATCGTAATAATCTATTTTCGCTATAAGCTGAATGATATTAACCTGCTCACATTCTACTAGCGAAAGTAAGAGTTTAGCACCTGTACGCAAGCAACGATTAGTATTATTATCAAACTCGTGTTGCTTTGGGAAGTCGTATATAAAATCAGCTATGTTACGATAATGACAGACTATTTTATCTAGCGTGTCGTCTTTATTAATATCTACAAGACTACGTAAAGAATATGCATTTAATATCTCTTTTATCTTCTCTTTATCTTCTTTTATCATCCTACATTCTCCTTTAGTATTTTTACTTCTAGATTATTTATAAAGTCTATATCAGCATAGTAAAGAAAATAAACCAGATTTAGTGCAGTAAGAATTCTAGCCCCAGAACAAATACAAGATATAACCCCCTCTAAAAATATGTCTTTTTTAGCACCTAAAAAGTGCATTTTTGACAGACTATCACTAGAGTAGATAGATAGATCATTAGCAATATCCCTTGCTAGCACAAGTTCCAAATTTATCAAAGAAAAAAGAATATTATAAGAATGAGAGATACAACTCACAATATTGCGTTCCTTTTTTTCTATTGCACTATAAGCTTCAAGTAGTGCTATATTGTATTCAAAATGCTGACTAAATTTTCTATAAGGTAGTACCTCGCTTTTCAACTCTTTTCTTTCATGTCTTCTAAGTATATCTTGAATTTTCTCTTTATCTTCTGTTCTCATCACTTTTCTCCTCTACAATAAAAAGTTAATATTACCAACAAGCTTAAAATTAAACCTGTTAGCATATATTTATATCACTGCAATCTGCCTTACACACATTAGTATTTCATATCCTAATCATGCTTCTTCTCCTTCCGCAGTCTCCTTTACTAATTTTGTTTCTAAATTCTTTATGAAATTCGTATCAAAATGATATAGAAAAGAAATTAAAATTCTTGTAGCCTTGAGATAACTACCCTTAAGAAGAGCTTTTAAAATCTCCTCAAAAAAATGGGAACGAAAAGTAAGATCAATGCAATCTATATCTCTAGCGAGAGCTTTAATATTAACTATTCCCGAAGCTAAAAGAGAATATAAAGCTGTGTAACTATGTTCGTGACAATCTTGTATTTCTCTTTCTGTTCCGAGTGAAAAACAAGATTGTGAAAAATCTGCTAAACGTCGTAAACAATTAGCAAAACGCAATTGTTTATCTTTCTCAAGCTTAGAGCCTGCTAAAGCTAAACGCAAGCTAAAAACAAAGCTATAGTCTTTATCAAATTTTTGTCTGACATAATACTCTTTTATTATCAATATTATTTTATTTTTGTCCTCTTTTGTCATACTCATTTTAACACCTCTTTATTTAATAACCTTTTTTCTAAATTCTTATAAATAAGTGAAGAAAGTAAGTCGTAAGCACAACACATACAAGAGTCCATATCGCTGTCTACTCCAGAAGGAAAACACAGAGAAGTAAATTTCGCCAGAAGAGCTATATGATTAACAGAAAGTTGAATTATTTTTTCAGTAGATAAGCTCTTGAAAAAAGTAGTATTCTGCATCTTTTTATGCTGTTTTAATATATATATAACTTCCGCTCTGTCTTCAGTTCTCATTCCTTCATCTCCTGTACTAATATTTCTTTCAATTTTGATGAGCTAACATCTAAAAAACGAGTTCCAAAATCGTGGAATAAATCCAATATTTTAGCGATCGTTTTTAGCGCCACATCAGTATCATTTTTCAACATACATCTTAATTTATTATGTTCTACAACTAGAAATTCTTTATCTACGAGGCAAAAAAAACCTTTAGACGATATAAAGATATCTAGTTCGTTTAAGCGCTTAAAAATATCAATTAGTTCTTTCTGACTACATTTACATCGCTTATTTATAGCCTCGAAATTATCTACGATATGTAAAGAAATGCAAGCAATACTAATAAACAAAGCTTCTTTTTTAGGGCAAAAATAATATTTGTTATGGTTCATTTTGTTAATTCCTTACAACAAGAAACAAATTTAGCAACTTTTTCTCTACTTAATATCATGCTATTGCTAGTTAGTTTATTCACTTCTAGCAATGAATTATTATAGCAGAACATAAAGAAAGCAAAAGATTCACTAGTTGTATATTTATATTCGTTTTCTAGAAAACAAAACGATACAACACTAATATTATATTCGTTTATTTGCTCTAATATCATATAGTATTGCTGTTCTAACGTGAAATTCTTTTTTATTGCTTTTGTTGATTTTGGCATAACTTTAATTACTTTTTCTGGCTTATCTTTTTTAATTTCTTTTTCTTTTATATTTGCAATAATACTAGCTAAATTTGCTAGTACTTTGTTTGATAAGCTCATTTTAAACCTCCTCATAAATATCAATTTGCCGACATCAGCAAAATGATAATCTTATATTATACATCTCTTTTTTCTAATTGTTTTTTCTTTGCTTCTACTGATCTTCTACATTTTTCCCCAAAGAGTATATTGTGCCAATCCGTATCATCAATATGTTCCTTTGCAACTAGTATCGCTCTCGGAATACTATCAGCAAAAGCTTTGAAACAATGATTTTGCGAAGCTAGAACCTCTAGTGGCCAGCTTTCTGTCGACTTAGCTTCTATCTCTTGTTGATACAAAATTACATGACAATAATCTTTAACAAAATCAACGTAAGTACTAACCTTTCGCTCATAATCGGCGCAATCTTTTATTACATTGTAAATAGCATAAGATAAAAAGCAACGATCAATGAATACAAAATGATACAAACCAGATTCGTTATAAGTTTTCGCTAATTCAAGCAATATTGCGTTTCTTGCTGCCCAATTGAACTCGCATAATTTATATTGTGCAACAACATCATCGTTCATTATTTTGCAAGAATACCTAGAAAACGTTTCGTTGATTAACTTATTTATTAACGTAGTTTTTCCCGAATTATCAATACCTTCTAATATAACTATCATATAATCTCCTTTTCGTATAAAGCCCTTATTTTTTCAAAAATAGGATGATAAATTTGCTCGTCACCCCAGTCAAAAGTGTCATGCTTTTTTATCTCTTCTATACATTCTCTGGCAAACTCTCGAGCTTCTTTCATCGCTCTTTTGTCACTCCTTCTTATTATCATCATACAAAAGTCATGAAACGTTTGTGTATATCTAGCTTTTGTTATTGTTCCTAAAGGCAAGCAATAACTCAAATCGTCATTAGCCACATGTTCATAAGAGCTTATATTTTTTATGGCAATTGCTCCTGCTGTATCTGCTCTTATGCTCCCAGTTTCATAAAGCTGAAGACCTTTAGCGATCATTTTTCTTAGAGCATATCTTGTACTCTGCTGGCTAATTGCAATGTGCTTGTGTCTATTAATTTGTGATACTAATTTTATTGATGCTTTTATTTCATAATGCACAATCATGTGTTCAAAAATAGACTTATGATAGGCGTTGTAGCTGCCTCCAATTAGTCTTAACATATGTTCTTTTTGATTCACATTTGTATCGGTACATACATCCATACTATCAATAGCATTTCCTAAACCAAAAATTTCTATTATTTTAATCATTTATTCTCCTATTTACACGTAATATTCAATATCATCAACAAACTTATAACGAAAGTTTAATACTTTTTCGTCTAACATATTTTCTAATCCTAGAACACTGCACACGACTACTGTAGAATATCGCTCCTTCATAGTCGATAAAAAACTTTTTTCATAAATCGTTAAGGACTCTTTTGAGCTTTTAATTAGCACATACTGTCCGATTTCTTCGGTATTTATTCTCATTACTCGAACAGTTCGACAAAAAACACTGCTCCAGTAAGCTTTTGAAAAAATTGACTTTTGGTTTTTTTGTCTTCGATACTTAAATTTCAATTCTAAAAAAGTAATATCGTTCTTTCTTAGATATTCTCTAATTTCT